TACCTAACTGCACATTTTCTAGACCTTCAATATCTATAATCAATCCATCAGGCTTAGCTTTAGCAATAGCTTGCTGTAACTTCAGGTGTGTTATCTGAAGCATATCTGCAAAACCAACACAGCTGTCTATCATAGACTTCGGTATCATTCTACGCATATTCGTAGCAACAACAGAATAACTCATTTTGGCTTTTGATATATCGTGCTTATTTCTAGGTATGTTTGTCTTCATACCGTAGTTAAGGATATAGTCTGTCCCCATTATATACATGCCTCCATAGATGGTGGTTATTTCCATTTTATGGGGGATTCGCTCAAAAACACCTTTGTTTGATTTTTCTTTATAAGAAAACCCTTCGTAAAAAAAGTTTCTATTTCCGTGCCTGTTTTCTTTTTCTTCAAAATGCATGCAGTCAACAGAAATAAATTCAAAATCTAAAATGTCTATCATATAGTCATCATAGCCGTATTTTTTTCTTCCAAGAGCCTGATCGTAAGAACTGCTAGAAAAGTTGTGAGTAGACTGAGATTTATTTCGAGCAGCCTTAGTTGCAAGCTTTTCAAAATCTTTTTCTTGAAGCGTATCTCCTGCCAATCTTTTTAATTCCTGTATAGATATGCTTTTTATATGGCCAGCATAAACTATGTCTTCAAAATTAGGGTCTTCTGTAAAGCTATGTATAAAAGAAGTAGGGTCAACGTAGTTTGGCTTTATACCATAGTTTGGATCGTTACTCCTTTTAACAACGGCCATACCACAAGACACTAGATCATTAACGCACCTTCGAAAAATGTTATCATTAAAACCAGCCCACTGCAAAGTCATGTTAGTACCTATCTGAGCTGCTATTTCTGCGTCTGTTTTTACGTTAGTGTTAAGAAATATTTCAGCCTCTTCTAAAGTATCTGGAAGATTGTCAGGATCTTTATCTAGCACAAGCCCTCCAGTTTCTGCCTTTAAAGCTGCTAATTCTTTTTTTACTTGAACCTGAGTTTTCAACCTTATCTTTTCCTTATTCTTTTCAGAAGACGAAATAGGGTCAACAGCCTCTAAGTTTGGATATGGCTCTCTAGAAAGTATTTTGTTTGATACAATTCTGGCAAACTTTGGGAGTATAGGAACAGGAGTGTAATCGAGATTAACCAAGCTTCCATCTACATTGTTCGGGTCTAAAGACGTTAAAAGTTGTTTGTAAATGTTGGTATCTTGAGTTCCGTTAGCGTAGTCTCTGTTACGCTCAAAAATGTTATTTCTTTTCTTATAAGAAGAGCCAGAATCATTGGTTTGACCCCACTGATTTTCTATTGCTTTTGCGTATTGCAACCCAAAACTCTTGCTTTCTTTTTGTTCTCTTGAAGAAAGCGGATCTGGGAAGCCTCCAGCTTTTTTGTTTTCGTTATTGTACATCAGAGGGAGTTCATTTTTGCAAATATACAAAACATAGCGTTTTTAATTAATTGCGGCATATCTTCTAAAAAATTTCTTTTCGTTAAAGTTAGACTTTACTTCTTTAGGCTTAACTTTTTGTGCAGCAAGCAACGCCAGTCCCGCACTTATAGTTAAGTCAAACTTGGTTCTGTTGTTTATATCAAAACCAATCCAGTCTTCTAAAGTCTTGTTAAAATACATTTTTCCTACCTCACCTGTCTCTCTGTTTATACCTACGTGGCTGTGCACGTAAGCCTCTATAGCGTGAGCGTGAGCTTGTATAACATCTTGAGAATTAGAAGGAATGCCTTTTGTTTTGACATTTATTTTAGTGTTAGCCGACTTTAAGTGATCTGGCCTAGCCATTAAATACCCGTCATAACCTCTTGATTCAAAGTGTCTTGCAATGCCGTACTTGTTGTTTTCTATTAAAATAGGGTATCCATAAAACACAGCAGACATAAGAACATCTTCGTAAAATATTTTAGCCAAAGGAGGTCTAGAAGCATACTCTAATACAAACATATTTGATGGATGTTCCATGTGAAATTTGTTGTATAGGTGTAAAGCACCTTTAGAACCTCTACCATCTACGGTCATATCTAAGTCGTAGGAGTCTACACCTCCACAACCTAAATCGGCGTTAGGGGCTATACGTTTGTTTCTTTCTGTCTTCTTCCTGTTTCTTAATTCTATAGGTGGCATCCAAGCTACCTTAAACCTTCCTTGTGGGTCTGGCTTAAACAACACCTCTGAATCCTGAATACCGCCCTTCCAGACAAAGTTTCCAACTACTATAGGGTTTGGATATAACTCATCGTTGTGTTGGATTTGCTCATATATTTGACCTATGTTAAACAGACTTCCATCTATACTATCTCTAAAGGCTTCGTCCGTTGTAAATGGAAACTGTCTTACCACCTCGTTAAGTTCAGAAGGGTCGTCTTTTAAACTTTCCCTTTCGTTTTTAAGGTAAGTTTTAGCTCCGAATATAATATCTGAATCGTCTAAACCTTTTACGACTGAAGAAGGATCGTCCTTAACTGGGTTTCCGTATTTATCAAAAAACCCTTCTAAAGATTCGTATGCAGGTATAAACAATCTATATAACCCTGTTCTAGTCCTGCCATTCGCGTTCCTCTCCAAAGGATTCGAATCCCTCCACAAATCTTTGTATTGGCTTCCGCCTTTGTCCATTGGATTTACCGTGCTTCCGACCAGAGCCTTCCCCACGATTTTTCTTCCGACGATCAAACACGTCCTCTGAATCCTCCACGCGTCTCTTATGTCTGTAGGTCTTTCCCATTTTCCTGCTTCGTCTAAATACAATATGTGTAGCTTCTCACCATCGTATGCGTTGTTAGTTGTGTTTTTCCAATTAATAACCGTATTAAGAGCCTCACCCATTTGTGAAGTTTTGTTATTTTTGGTTATTCGTTTCGACGGCTCCCTAAAAGCTAACTCCATACGTGGATTAGTTGTACCGTCTTGTATAGGTTTGAAAAAGAATGGGTAGTTTCTAAACATATAAACCACCTTCTTCATAAATATGTTTTCTTGTGCGTCCTTTCCCGTCTTCGACTGTATCCCCATAAGCTTGTCTTTAACCTGTGTAGCCTCATCGACAAGTACAGCAGAGCATATATTGGTGTAGCCAGAACGACGGCACTTAGTATAAAGCTGACCAATACAACGAGGATCAGCCTCGCAAGCAGCCATATGTAAAAAGATCTCACGTTGAAAATTTAAAAAATAAGGGTGACCAATATCTAGCTTCGTCCATTGAAGCATCATGTAATGCCTCCCCGTAATATATATAGGTTCATTGTTGTTATAAAACCAAAAGCCCTCACGCCTGCGCCGAAACTCTTCTTCGATATATGGACGAAACTTTTCTCGGAACTCTCTTGGCATTTCCGCCCACTCGTCCATAGAACGAATACGAGACAATTCCTGAGGCATAGGTGTCCTCTCCCACACTTGCATAGACTTTGATTTTTTATGTCCGAAAATTTCTTTCTTAGGCGGCCTTTTTGGAAGACAAATGAGTATATTACCGAGTTCGATAAGCTCACCTTCCGTACCGTTGGGACAAATCTTAATAGCAGGTTCTTCATAGTCCTCTAAGTTAAGTAAAGCGGACATTAGTAGCTACTGCCATTCTTATTCATTCTCCCTAAAGATGGGAAACCCGTTTTTGGCTCGGCTAGATTCATATATTGGCCGCAAGGACATTTAACATCGCTAACAACTTTTCCGTCTATTATTTTAGCTGTTACTTTAGTGACGTCTTGTTCATGATCTAAGCAATTGCATTGATACTTTGCCATTTTATTTTAATTTAATTTATTTACTTCTTCTGACCTTTGGTCTATTGTTAGCTCTGTTTTTAGACTGAGCTTGAAGTCTCGTTTTACCTCCTTTACCATAATGAGCTTCATCCATTCCGTCCCCATTACCGTAGTTGCCTTTTTTTCTGTTTATTTTGTTTAGGTTAGCGCGGTACTTTTTAGCCTTACCTCCTTTGCCATACTTAGCGTACTCTAGCTTGTAGTTTCTTTTTTTCTTAACCCTCATAAAGCAAAGATAAACATTTTGTTATTTAGAAAATCTTTCAGCAAAACCACCAGAATAATCTTTAGCTTCACCTATTTCGCCATCCGACTTAAGGTCTTTAATCATCTGTTCTAAACGTTGTCTTTCTATAAGAAGTTCTTTGCAATCTGTTGCCGTTTGCTTTATGGATTGCAACTCTGCCTTTCTAGCGCTACCATTTATTTCTGGATCGACAGGTTTTTTAACTTCATCAATCATGTTATCTATAGCCACTTCCATACTCTTCATGAGTCTCGTAGCCGCACTTATCGTGGTAAATCTAGTCTTCGACATACATCAAGTCTTCTGCGCGAGTGCGGTAATATTCTTTTCCGTCTATTTTTAAACGGTAGTCTCTATTTTGTTTAAAGCCTACAACGTCACCTTTTTTAACGCCTAGCTCTTTTAACCAGTCACAGTCAAAAGAAACAATACCTTTAGTAGGCAGTTTTTCTTTGTTGTCTATTACATGTATTAAATCAGATTTTGTCTCTAACTCTTCCTGCTCTATAAACTCTAACAAAGCCCAACCTGCAAGAGGTTTTACTTTTCCTGTTTTTTTGCTTTTATAAGCTATGGCCTGATTGTTAATAGTGTGATTGGGATCATATCTCACTAAATAATGATTATCGTTACCCGTTAGAATCTGACCCTCGTTAATAACTACTAGATGGTGAAAGTAAAGCGTGTCTCCTTTTTTAACGCCAGTCTTGTGTTTAAGAGGAGAACAGACTACAGGCCCTTCTGTCACTCTATGTTCAAATTCGTTAAATCTGTTGTCTACGTACAACTCTAAACCAGAGTCCGTCGTTATTGTGTCGTTGATCTTTTTTTCAAGCTCAACAACAAAAATGTCTAAAGTTTTCATTTAATTTTTAATTTAGTATCCACCGCCAGACCCTCCGCTAGACCCTCCGCTAGATCTTGTTGGTGTCATTCTTGGGGTTCTTCTTGGAGTTCTTCTTGGAGGGGGCGTTGTAGCTCTTCGAGCTCTTGAGGGTGTTGCTTGCGAAGCGCTTAGCTCACTCATTATTCTTTGCACTAAAGATCTTGCTGCATTTGTAGAGGGAGTTAATTTGTCATGACTTTCTGTCTTATGAAATCCTCCTACCATAGCTCCTTGAGAAACATGAACGTGATATGCTCCTACATAGTCAGATCCATTAGGTCTTTTAAACTCGCCTCCTGAAGTGTATAATTGTGTTCTTACCATTTTAAAAGTTGCAGTCGTATTCTATTATACAGGGCATGTCATCTACTGATTTCCATAATACTTGAGATGTATCGTCATCTTCCATATACACCAAATATCTTTTTTTATTGTGTTTATGTAGATGCTCCCCATCTAAAACTATTGTGCTTACTTTTCCTCCTCCAGCTCTCATACCTATATAATAGGCCATTGCGTCTTTAGGGTCTTTCCCTATAATAATTTTTCTAATAAGTCCTTCCATTTTATTCTAAGTCTATTCCTGTTCCGTCTAACAAATCGTCTATATCATCATAGCCTTTATTGTTTTTGTCAGTGTCGTCCCAAGTGGTATTAATAAATTCTAATATGCTTTCTAATTCTTCTCTTGAGTCTAGGCTATAGCTGTACAGAGCTTGTAGCCTTGAGTTCCCAAATATGTCATGTTCTATAAGACCTGTAACCATTATTGACATAACTCTATCCTCCATCCCGTGTTTTTTTATAACATCTTCCATTTCGTCAGATAAACGCTGGATTTCTAAAAAAAAAGCCTGTTCTTCCATATCTTTACGTAATAAATTTATTTTAATGCCTAAAAGTCACGTTTCAAAGAAAAAGCTATTTCGAGATTTTTCCTATCTAAATCAAAGATACGTAAAAAAGAACTATCTTAAAAGATATAAGACAGTAAGTAATTCTTTTTGTAAAAAAAATGACATCTTTGAAAAAGAGTTAAGGTTTTTATTATGGGGTTATGACCTTGAGTTTTGGACTTTAGATTTTGCTTCAAAGGATTTTGACTATTCTAAAAAAAAGTTGTCAGAAAGAATAGTATTTCCTTTAGTTAAAGAGGAATACATATACAAACACTTTGATAGACTTACACCCTCTCAAAGTCGTGAAGACCACATTTTTAGAGATGAGCTAAAGATTAACTACAGAGTAAGATATGCTCTTACTCAAAAAGCTAGGCTTCTTGTTCAAAGATTCTACAAAAACCTAGAAGGTTAATCTTCAGACTCAGTATACCAATCCCCGTCGGTATCTCTCAACACAACCATTATCTCTGCGTGTGTGTACGTTGTCTTCCCGTCTAAAAACGATGGTTGATCTCCTCTGTACTTAACTAAAGCTTTGCTCCCGTCTGTACTGTAGCGTAACATATCGGCATTGCGGTTAGCTAGCTGAGAAAAATCTATCACAGAATCTTCATCCGTGATCTCTGTTGTATTTAGTATTACGTATGTAGTGTCCATGATTATTTTATTAAGGTGCGTCAGAGGTAAATGGAATGTCACCAGAAGTTAAAGCTGGGAGACCGTTTAGTTGTTTAACTGAGACACTGCTAATTGAACCTACAAAATTATTGTCGTTATCTTCTATAAAAACATCACCATTAGCACTACTATTCGCAGCTATGTATCCTGTATATGTTCCCGTTGACGTAGCTGTAATTTCACTTACTCCTGCCATTCCTCCAAGTCTAACGGCAACCTCACCAGCCGAAATTGAAGACACTGTATAGACTATTTTATAGGTTTTACCGCTTGTAATACCCACATCCTGTCTTATATGTCTATTTGAAGTTCCTCCAGAAAATGATGCTACTCCACCTGATATAGACCATCCTTCCTCTTTATTCCAGTCTGAATCCGCTGCAAAATTACCATTCGTAACTAACTCCGCCCCAAACCCAGATGCATGCTGATCGTGAACTACTCCGTTTGCTTTATCGTCAAACGATCCATTCCCCATCCTATAATATGCTACAAGCGCAGAAGAGTTATCGTAATTATCTCCGTCGTCAAAGGTTAAGTTAGTCGGTTTACCGTTGTTATATATAGCTTCTACAGCGTCTG